TGCATAGTATGTTTTCATTATAAGACCCCCGTTGTAATGCCGGCATAATCCGAGCTTTTAATCGTTTGAGTTAAATGAATAGCTAAAACATTATTGCAATCGGATTGCGCTTTAAAAAATACAAGCGCTTCGTCGTAAGTATCGAATGCATGGTAGTGGTCTATAAATGTTATTCGCTCGGTCCAAGTGACTAAAAAAGCGCCTCGAGTATCTATATCTTTTTCCATGTTAAATGCCCCTATTTACAATTATCATAACTTTTTTGGCTTCATTTCTAAGTTCGAACATATCGGCTATCAATTCCCGCCGAATGTCTCGGCTGCCGCGCTTCAATGCTTTCTTATTTAACCTCGAGCGCAGCGCTCTTATAAAAGATCGATCGGATGCCAAGCAGCCGCCAGCTAAATTCTCAATTCGTAGATATGTTGAAAAATGCATTATTAAATTCCCCTATCACTAGCGATCAATGAAGTAAGCTTTGAATAGCTTTTTGGATTAAAGAAAAAGGATTCTCGATTATTTTCGGCGCTGCGTTCAGCTCGGTTTGATCCTTTTCGAGTCAATGCGCCGACGCTGCCGTTATTATCGAAGAAACGCAGATCGGTTTCGTCGAAATCAGTTAACGTGCCAGGAATCTCAAATTCCCCTGGTAACTGCTTTGTGTTAAACGCAAGCGCAGTGTTAACACCGGCATTGATCGCTCGCGCAGTATTCTTAATCGATCGAGCGTTGAAAGCGCTGCCGCTGTATGTCAAGTGATAGTTTGGAAGGTCATTCTTTACTACGCGATTGTATAGCTTCGTATAATCATAATGACGGACTTGAGGATTCGCTTTGATCACCTCGGAAAAATCAACGTCACTCGTGCCGTTTAACCGTATCGCTAGTGCGTCGCCATGCCGCTCATATGCTCGAGCTATCTCATCAATCAAAGCAGCTCGAAAGCGTAATGGGAATAAGATCATTAAAACCGTTCGCTTAGCCATGGCGTCGCGTCCTACTGGCATACCGAGCTGGCCTGATTGATACAAACAACCGTCGGCGCAGCCGGCTGTCTTAGCACCAGCGCAGAGTGTGACAAGTGAAATGGCATTGTGAGGGAATAAGTACATTACCTTAGTAATGATCTTTTTCTTTAATCCCTTTTCGACTTTCTTGGAACTACCGAGTAGCGTCATCGGCTTCATTAAATAATCGATGTTATCGAGAGCCCATTGTTTACCCGTCTCGGTTAGCGCTGCGCGTTTAATGCGCTTGATTAGCTGCTGCTTTGTTTTGTTGTGTTTCAACATTGTCATTCCCCTATAGTGGTCCTTATCGATATATATGCGTTATTGCATACTCGGACTATATCGTCTATTCAGAATATAAGTAAAGCCTATATTCGAATTAATTTAACCCGCTCGGGCTCGAGCACGTGCGCCCGAGTGCGGCCAGCATGACGCAAGCCAATATTCAAACAATCGGCCGCGGCTGCGCGCCCATTGAATGGCGATTCCTTGGAGCTCAATAAGTTAAGGCATTGATTTATAACAATATACGGCTTGTTAAAACGTCAACCGGTCCCCAAAAATTGAGCTAATTGATCAAAAATCGACCAACCCCCGGCCTTTATATATGGGCGCCTGAGCGGCGAAGCGATGCATGCTATCGGACGATTTTTTCTGAAAATTTTTAAATCAAAAATCTAACAAATTATAAATTTATTGATAATACTGAATGAGGTATCGCATATGTCTGGCACTGCGCTTCTCGTACACGGCTTCAACGTGCGAGACAACGGCTCTGGCACCATAGCTCGCCTTTCGCCTTACCTACTGACGCGCGGGTGGGACACCGTAGTGTTTAGAATGGGGTGGATGGACATTGTGCAGGTCTACACGCAAAACAAGAGGCATGCTAAACGCCTCGCTAAAGCTGCGCGTAATGCCAAGCTTTTAAACGACCATCCAGTCATCGCACTAGGCCACTCTAATGGCTGCGCTGTGATTCACCTTGCGACGACACTTTACGATGCACCCATCGACAAAGTGGCTTATCTCAACCCAGCACTCGAGAAAGACCTAGTGCCCGGCCCACAAGTTAGCAAAGTGGACGTTTGGTATTCACCCAGTGATGCCCCCGTTAAGTTTGCTCGATGGCTGCCTAAGAATATCTGGGGTGAGATGGGTAGGACCGGATATGAGGGTGAAGACCTTCGAATGAGAAATCATAATAAACAAGATGACTACGCTGTCTCATCGCGGAAGCATTCTGACTTCGCGAGAGCTGAGAAGTTGACGTACTTTGCGCCGCTCATCATTAACTCTCTAGTTCACGAATCAAGGTATCAAACATATGAATAAGTTAATTCCCCTCATGGCTATCGCGATGCTCTCACAAGGCTGCGCGGTAAGTGACAGGATGATCGACAATCATTCTTTGTATTGCTCAGACGTCTATCGTGGCCTTCGAGCAACCGCAAGGATGGCAAGTAGTGTACTCGTTGGTGCTAGTGCCCCGGACCTATGCCTCGCTGTAGAAGAAGCAGCAGAGGAAGCACGAGGGCCGGCTGAAGCAACCAGCAAAAGTGATAGTGGAGTTTCTGATAACTAATTTCGACGCAATTTCGCGTATTTATTTGTTTCTACATTGAGGATGCATCATGAAAAAGAAAAAGGTGAAAAAGCCGGGATATTGAGTTGAGGTATTGCCGTGGGAGCAGAAATCTTAGCCGCTATATCGGCGGCCAACGCAGCATTTAAGTTACTGTCAAAAACAGCGTCAGCTGTTAGCAGTGCAAGAGATGATATTGATGTTATCAACCGAGGTATCGGTAAAACATTTGATAAATTCTGGACAGCCAAAGAGTTACTCAGTGCTCACGAAAAGAAGGTCAATACGCCTTCATTGCTTGAGCGTATCTTCCGAAAGGAAGAGATAGAAGATAACGCCGCTGAGATTGTATTCGCCAGAGACGACCTTCTAAAAAAAGAAGAAGCGCTTAGGGAGATAATGATCTACAGCGGGCGCGGTGACCTTTACCGAGATTTAATCAAAGAGAGACGTAAGATTAAACAGGAGAAAGCGCGTAGAGCTGAACAGGCTGCAAAAGACCGTGCTTTTATTATGGATTGTATTTTCATAGCCGCCGCAACTGTCGCTTTGGGCCTCACTATTTGGATTGCTATTTTGCTACTAACGTGAGGTGCTTATGACAACTTGCGTGTGGGATGGAGAATTCATATGTGCGGATACCCGAAGCATTACTGGTGCTGTTATTGATCAAGGCGCTTGCCAGAAAATATTTCAGAAGAACGGCGTTTTTTGTGCAGTAGCTGGCGACATTGCTGAAGCTACAGTCGTCGTTAAGCGATTGCTTTTGCCCACTAACAGCTCGCCCGATGATTCATACATTGTTGATGCTGGCGATTGGCAGATCATGCTCGTGAGTGAAAGCAGATGTGAATACTACGGTGGCACAATGCTGCCGGCCCCTATGACAACCCCCTTCGCTATTGGTACAGGCGGTAGCTTTGCGCTTGCTGCTTTACTTGCTGGTAAAACTGGACCGCAAGCGATTCGCCTGGCATGCAAGATGGATTCTTGCAGCGGCGTTGAGTTTGGCATCCGCAAATATCGTGTACGCAAAAAGGACTCTTCCAATGGACTCCACAAAAAAGAAAATCTATGACACTCCAATTTTGGACTCTCTAATTCCAAAGAAAAGAAAGCTAGTCAAAGCTTACGCGGAGTGTCTCGATAAGACACTTGCCGCTGAGACTGCGGGTTACGTTGACAATAACAATCAGCTTCATGAGACAGTAAATAAGTTATTCAATGATCCAAAGATAATTAGCGCAATTGAAGAATATTTGCAGACTAAACTAGATCAACTTGATCAGGGCAGGGCAGCTATCTGCCAGCGCTTACTGAATCAATCTTTAGCTGCGCTCGATGACGTAGCGACCCGAGTGCCCTATGTAAACGGCAATGGGACTGAAGTAAAAGGTAAGTTCACTGTCGTACCTAAAGAGCCCAAAGACATAGAGCCTCGCTTCCGATGCGCCACTAGCTTCATCATGAGAAATCATGATGGCACATATTGCTGGGACAACATGGCGCAGCACAGAGCTGTCCAAATGCTAAGCAAGTTAATGATGTGGGACCAATCGATTCTCGATCAGCAAGCTCCTCTTGTTTTCAATTTCGCGTCTATACAAGACGAGGAATACATTGCGCCAGACGATGGCACTGACCTAAGCGATGTTGTTGATGAGACCGATGAGATTGATGAGCTAGTCCACTAGGAATTCACATGCTTGAAGACAAAATAGTGGCGTACCATCCGAGCCCCACTGGGATGCTATTCCACAACTCAAATGCCGACATCAGAATTGTTCTCGGCAATGTAGGATCGGGCAAATCGACAATGATGATTATCGAGTTGCTAAAAATGGCAATGCTGCAGCGGCCTGATAAAGATAATGTCAGGTCCAGTAAGTATGTCATTGTGCGGGAAACCTATCCGCAGCTACTGGAAACGACTTTTGCCAGCTTTAAGCTATGGCTTAAGCCAAACCAGACGACTCGCCGCTACACAATGTCAGCACCGATGAAGATACGGTGGACCGACAAGTTAGCCGATGGCACGAAGATGGGAGCTGAGTTTATCTTCCAAGCGGTTGCGAAACCGGAAGATTACGAGAACTTAAAGTCACTCGAACTGACCGGCGCATTTATAAACGAGTGCGGCGCGATGGATAGTGAAATCGTCAGTGCTGTTTACTCAAGGCTAGGACGTTACCCTGCGCCAGTAGATGCGATTGATGAAAATAAACCTATTACTCGTGTCTCTTTAATAATGGACACGAACCCGCCAGAGGATGACTCGTGGGTCTCACAGATTGAGCAAAATACGCCGATGGGCTGGGAGTTCTTTAGACAGCCCCCGGCAATACTCAAAGATAGTAAATCTGATCTGGGCTACAAGCTAAATCCAAAAGGCGAGAACTTTAAATACATTGGTGTTGGCCCTAAGCGATATTACCTTGACCGCATACCGACGCTAACGCCTGAGCAAGTTAAAGTTTTATTTGAGGGACGGTACGGTGTCACCTCGAGTGGTAAGGCGGTCTATAAAAGACAGTGGGACCATGATTACCACATCAGTAAAGCGGGACTACAGTTGGTGAAAGAGCACCCGGTTATTTTAGGCTGGGATTGGGGTGCTGGTGGCGAGAGTTGTGTAGTCGGTCAGGTTATGCCCAGCGGCCAGTTACGATTAGTCGAAGAATTTTTCGGCGATAACATCGGGCTCCGCGACTTTGCAACTGACTTTGTTAAACCTTGGTTGCAAGAACATTGTGGATCTGAAGGTTGGAAGATATTTTCTATCGGTGACCCTGCTGGACTATCAAGTCATGGCCTAGCGGAAAAGAATCGCAATTACTTTCATGTGCTCAACGATGAGCGCGTCGGTGTGTTTAAGGATTGGTTTAAGACCGCGCCAGCGCCAAGTAACCATATTGAGATGCGATTAAATGCTGTACGGCACTTTCTTACCTCAAAGACAAACACAGGGCTACCACTTTTCCAGATCGACAAAAATAGCAAGATGCTGATCAAAGGTTTTAATCAAAGCTATCAGTATGACCGCAAGCAGGTTACTGGCCGGGCTACTTATAAAGACTTGCCATGTAAGAGCCGCGAAAGTCATCCACATGATGCGCTGCAATATTTGTGTATCTTCGCTCACCCAGATTATGACCAACTCAAAAAACATACTGAGTTTGTGACGCAAACTAATGTGAGAACACTAAGTCGGGATATAACTAATTATGGCTAAAATAACTCCAATCGACGCACAGTACGATGAGGCATGGGCAGCAGAAGAAGAAGAGCCCAAACGTATGAGCAGCGAAGAGCGTGAGCTTAAACAAGCTCGCGACCAGTTAGCCCGAGAGGCGCTTGCGCTTGTCAACGAAAGTATTCGGGACCGGAACACGAGCACATTCAGCGATGAAATTAAAAGAGCATCTAAGCTCTATAACGCTTGTAGCATCGACGCCTCGGATGACCTTTTGCACGACTGGGAAGGTAGTCGTAAAGCAGTAAAAGATGGCAGTAAAGTTGTTCAAAATATCGTGCGGCAGTTGACTGACGATGGTGCGAGCCAGCTTGGTGACATGTTGTATCCGACAGACCAAGATAATTACGGCATCTTACCTGTTTACCCTGCTCGACCCCCCATTAAAATGAAAAACGAAGGCGCAGTTGACCAAACTGGTGCCCCCTTACTCGACCCCGAAGGTAATCAGGTCACTCATCAGCAAGCTTGGGAGGCCAGAAAGGTTGAGTTAGAAGCCAAATGCGTTCGCATGCGAGAAATCGTGTCAGCTAACCTCGAGCGAGTCCGATTTGGTCGCTTAGGACGACGCTTAATTCACGATGCTGCGCGTACTGGCACAGCTATTTTAAAAGGACCATATGTTAATCATGCTGGCAGCAAACACTGGGCAGTTAAAGGTGATAATTGGCAGCTGATGAACAAACAAGGGCACAAAGCTGACTTTTCGGTCGTCAATGTGCTCGACTTTTTACCGGATATGTCGGCAGAAACAAAAGAAGACATGGCTTATGCCTCTGTACGGCTTTGGAATCTGCCAAGACAGTTACGACAGCTAAAAGGTAGCGGAAAATATTATGAAGATGAAATTGATGCCTTATTATCTTTTCCTCCGCGCAAAATTGGAGAGAGCGGCTCTGAGGGCGCAGTTGAAAGACTCTCACTCAAAGACTCCGCGCTTGTCGAAAAGCTATATGAAAGTCGCTATGAGGTATTCGAAACTCACGCAGAATTCCAAGTGGGTCTTCTTCGTAAAGCTGGTGTTAAAGGCATTAAGGAAAGCGTTAAAGATTACGAGACAATATTAGCTTGCGTCGTCCATTCGGAGTCGCGCTGTCTGAAAGCTTATTTGAATCCGCTTGATAGTGGCGAGATGCCATTTAGCATTTGGAATTGGTCAAAAGATCCAACATGCGTTCTCGGAAAGGGCATTCCTATCCTGGCAGAAAACTGCCAGCTCATTTACAACGCTGTTTGGCGCATGATACTGGACCATGGCGGTCTATCTGCAGTGCCAATGGTGTCTATGATGAAAGACAAGGTCAGCCCCGCGGGTAACAACAAATCTGATTACTCGCTGCAAGCTGGCAAGGTCTGGCACATTAATAGTGACATGTTTAATTTGCCAGATGGTGCTCGAGGTCGTCCTTTTGAGATTCACGAGATACCAGTAGCGCTTAATCAGTTCTTTGCGATTATGGAAAAGGCTGAGGAAGATGCTTACAAGCTTACGGGTGTAACACGCATCGAGAAAAATGAGATCGGTGTTGACAATGCGCCAGTGACGCTCGGTGCTACGCAGATTTATCAAAATAATGCGTCGGTAAGCCGGCGACGACAAGTCAGAGATTTTGATGACGAGATTACCAAAGAAACATTGACTCGTTTGTATGATTGGCTGATGCAGTATGAAGATGATGATGCGTACAAAGGTCCGATGGAAATTGAACCTCGAGGCTCATCAGTTTTGATGCAGCGAGAAGTCAATACACAAAATTTGTTTCAGCTTTATCAGCTGACAGGTGGTGGCGCGACGCCCGGTTCTAAAGCGACGGCAATGTTGCGTGAAATTCAATCTGGTATGCAATTCCCAGATGGTCGATTTGTCGAAACGATTGATGAAGAAATGTCACGCGCGCAAATAGAAGCTGAGAATCCGACCATACCGCCCGAGGTGCAAATTGAGCAAGAAAAGTTGGCTGCTCAACAGGAGACTAAGGAAGCAGAAATAGAAATCCAATTAATGAAGATAGAAATCGAGAAAGCAGAAAAAGATGCTCGATTACAGTTAGACATGATTAGCGACGAGCGTAAGCATTATCGAGAGATGATAAAGATCGAAGCTATGACCGAAGTATCTGGGCAAACCGCTTTGATGGGATTGCAAAGTAAAGCGGAATCTGTCCAACAACAGTTGCAAGTTAAGCTGACTGAAATACAAAGTAAGCGTGACATTGCCGCTGGCAAATTACTGCAAGATGAAGAGACGAACCAGAAGCTTGCAGATGCAAAACAGCTAGAAGCACAAGCTAAAGCTAAAGATGCGGACACTAAAGCGTCGGAGCTTAGCAATAAAATAGCTGGCACTATCGATAGGGGTATCTAATGAACAATGCCCCGGACGTCCTTTACGCACTGCGAGTTAAAATTTCTGAGTTAGAAAAAGAAATTTTGAGTCCAGTAGTGAATGATGAAACCTGTCGAATCAAACGCCATCAACATTTTGTTTTGGAGCGCGTGATCGATTTAGTCGAGAACTCGCACGGCGATACTCTTGATTTGACTTTTTAGGACGGTATACACCTTCCACAACTACCTCTGTTGAGGCAAACCCTGCTGCTCTTATTAGACCGGCAGAAGGACTGTTTTAAATCATGACTGAACAAGTAAATGTAACCGAAAATAATGAGAGTGCAGTCTCAGCGAATGATTACGATGCTGAGTGGGCGAAAGAAGATGAAAATACGGCTTCTTCGACCTCAGATGTAGAAGTTATTCAAGACGCTCCACCCGCTATTGTCGATGAAAAAGCTGATGAACCCGAAACCGCAAAGGATGATTCAGAGCCTGTAACTCAGCAAGACGTTTCCCCAGAAACACCCGAAAATAACTCTGCGGAGAGTGAAACTTCCGGTGACATATGGGCTAACGCTCCAGCTGAACTAAAGGACGCTTACGAGAAGGCGCAAAATGATTTTAAAGCCATGAAGGGTCGTCATAAAAATGCAGAACATCGCGCGGCTGCCCTTCAAAAAGAGTTTGACAAAGTAAACAACCAATTTGCTGAAGTAACTCGCAAAAAAGGTGTTTACGAGACTGAGCATCCTGAGCTTTTTAATGAAGTGAAGGAATTGATGGAATCTCGATTGCCTCAAGCTGAGTCTGCTGAAGCAGCTCAAGAACCAAGTGAAGATCTGCAGGTTGTATTTAAAGTACACCCTGATGCATCGGACATCTTGAATTCGACTGAGTGGGAGACGTATAAGTCTGCCTTTACTGTTGAGCAGCAAAATAAATTTGATTCCCCGGACCCATATGAATTTATCGATCTAATGAATGAGTTTAAGCAAGAACAAAAAGTCGCTCGAGTAAAAGCATCTTATGAAGATGAAGGCGCTCGGCGAAAGGCTGTTCTTGAGGAAGCTGCTTCAGCAGAAGGTAAAGCATCAAAACCAAGTTCTACTAAAAGTAATTTATCGGTGGATGAGGCTTATGATGCCGAATGGGCCCGTGAGGATTAGTCTAATACCTCAACTTAAGGAAGGTGATTCGAAATGGCAAATGCTTATGGTGATATAACCGGCCAGCAAGCCGCTCGCTACGAAAAACAAGCGCTGCGACATGCTGAGCCAATAGTCGTACTTGGAAAGGGTGCAAAATTAACTGTGCAGCCTAAAAAAAGCACGGACAGTGTAAAGTGGCGAAGGGTTGTACCTTACGCTGCGGCGACTACCGCGCTGACTGAGGGAACGGCCCCAAGTGGAACGGATTTCCGGTATGAAGAAGTTACCGGAACGCTTCTACAATATGGTGGCTTTACACCCCTCACAGATAAACTTGTTGACATGCACGAGGCTCCAATCCTCGATGACATCAACAAGCAAAACGCTGAGCAGTGTGCTCGAACCAAAGAAGCTCTTTTGTGGGCGGTCCTTGGTGCGGCGACTAATGTTCAGTACTCAAATGCGATGACTGCGTTGACCGCTGTTGCACAACCTCTCGATTATGGTGAGCAAGCACTTGCTGTGAGAACTCTTTCTCGCAACAAGGCGCGGCAATACACACAAATCTTGAGTGGTGGTGTGAAGATCAACACAACTCCAATTGAAGCAGCTTACTTGGCATTCTGCCATACAGATGTGAAAGATAGCATTCGTGCTATGGCTGGTTTCACGCCTGTGGCGCAGTATGGCTCGATGAAGCCTGTTTCACCTCACGAATTTGGATCAGTTAATGATGTTCGCTACATTGCATCGCCTGATCTTTCTTCAACAATTAACGCAGGTCAGTTGCTTTCCACAACTGCGGGAAATATTTCCGCTGGTGGTTCACGGGCTGATGTTTACACAACTATTTTCTGTGGAATGGATGCATACGGTCAAATCGCTTTGGCTGGTAAAGGCGCATTCACTCCTATAGTTAGAATGGTTGGAACACCATCAAGCTCAGACCCGCTTGGTCAAACTGGTTCAATGGGTTGGAAGACATACTCAGATGAGCTTATCTTGAACCAAAACTGGATAGTCGCAGTGAAGCACACTGTCACTTCCGCAATCTCTTAATCGTAAATCGAGTACTGGGGGAGCTTAGGCTCCCTCACTGCTTTTATAGGTGAAAAATGAATACAAAAGTTTCTCTTGATCAGACAAACATCTTCGACGCTGCTACCGACCAAATTATTTCATTTGCTCGCGAAGCTGCTGGCTTAACTTTCGAAACAGGTGCTGGGCGGGATTATATTATCTCGCAGATATATGAGGCTCTGGAATGGGATGCATATGCGCCAGAGGACGATGCGACACATGTCGTTATTAACCTTCCACTTACCAAAGATGAAAAACAACCATACACCGGCGGCCTAAACGGAAACATGTTTACTATAAAGCGCGGTAAGGATGTTGAAATACCAATAGGTTATTACAACACCATGGTTGAGGCTGCGTCTAACCGTTTTCGTATTGAGAACGTCGGCCAGCTTGGTGAAACTCAGGAAGGCGGTCCAGCGTCACGCAGAATACCGTTAGGCGCTCTCGAAATGCGCGTTATTAAGTTCTTAAACAAAGGACTGGTTAAAACGGTAGAAGATAAACCTAAGAAGACTGTTTCTAAAGCGAAAAAGGCATACATTGACCAAGGTGAATAGCTATGGATTATCTCGGGCTCACAAATAAATTTCTTGTCGAGACAGGTGTAAGTGATCAGGTAGCGACAATCGTGGATGCCTATGATGATGTAGCACAGGCGGCGAGTTGGCTAAATTCCTCATGGAATGAAATACAAATTTCTCGTCGCTGGCCTTTTCGTTTTGCAGAAAAGACAGTCAATATAACCAATGGTACGACGACCTACACATATAATGCTTTAGGACTCGCAGACGGTGACGTAATTATTCCTAATAGTTTTTACAACTCGAATGGCACTATTGAGCAGATAACTTACGAGGCACTTCGAGCTAAGCGACGAGCTGCATCTACGACGCAAGATACGAGCCGCGTTTATAATGTAACGAGTAGAGTAGGGCAAATAGAAACTTATCCTGATGTCGCGACTACGCAATCTGTAAGTTTTGATTACCTCAAAGGTGTACAAACGCTTGTAGCAAACGACGATGTGCCATACGGACTACCCGCTGATTACCATATGATGATTGTCCACTTAGCCATCACGAAATATGGTGCGCTGCAAGGTGGTCAAGAAGGTATGAATCTCTATAACGCGCACGGGCCTCGTTATCGAAAATATTTCAACGACTTTGTGCAGTTAAATAACAACTCGTTTGATGAAGATACTCCTCCCGCAACTGGCACACTCCTACCGTAAATAAAATGAGGTGACTCATGGCATCAAGGCACTTTCCTCTTCGAGGAGGCTTAAACCTGTCTGCTTCACCTTTAGAGGTTTGGCCCGGAGCGATTCGAGACAGCAGAAATTATTTCGAATCTACTAAAGGCGGTTACGAAAGAATTGCAGGTTACGAGCGGTACGACGGTAGAACATCCCCGGCGACTGCCACTTACTATAAGCTAACATTTGATAGCTGGGATACTAAGAACACGGATATTACAGCAGCTTCAACAATAACCGTTGCGAGCACTCTAAGTTTTTATATTTTAGCAGTAGATACATCGACATCTGATACTTTGATTGCCTACGCGACAGCTTTGGTTGGAACAATTGCCGACCCTTATGTAGCACTTGATTGGGATGGTGCATCAAGCCTTACCAAGATTGTGGAGCGCGGAGCCGACTCTGATACCGACGATGAGACTTATCTTGAGGCAGCCTGGACCTACTATCGTAATCTAGTGGGTCAGGTTGGCGGTACAAGTACGGCATGCGCGGGTGTTGTTCAGCTCGACGACACAGTAGTAGCTCTAAAAAATAATGCCTCTAATGCTCCAAAGATTTATAAAGCAACAGCAAGCGGCTGGTCCGAAGGCCGCATTGGTAGAGCCATAGAAGTTACATCGGTCTCGCAAACAATTGTTGTCAACGAAACAATCGACTCTACTAAATACACGGTGATGGCTGTATGTAAGTGGTATGACCCGACGACTAAAGTAGAAGATGCTACAAAGAATTGGCTTGTTGTAAAACCAAACACAGCAGCAGATGCACCGGCTAATGGCGCTAACACTTCAAGTGGTGGAGCTAGTTTTACTATCGCGCAGAGCCTTCAGCCAATTAATGCGTTTGGTTCATATATTGAGTTTGAAAATCACAACTTCTTAAGCCATCCCGATGAGCTTTCAGCCTTTATTGCTGATGGCACAAACATTCCAATGGTTTACTCAAAGCAGCATCATTGTTTGCTTCCCCTCGCACCTGACTTTAACTCACTGACTGATACAAAAGCGACGCACATCAGTGTGCATAATGAAAAGCTAATGTGGTCCACAGGATCGGGCACATTCAACATCAGTGAGCCGGGATTACCATTTAACTATGGTGGGTCTTTTGGCGCAGCGAATATCGGTGTAGGTGATTTTATCACTGCGCTGCAATCGGCTGACTCCGAGAACATGATTGTTTACACGAAACAAGGTGCAAAAAAGCTAACAGGTACAGATAACACAAACTGGGCATTCTTTGACGCTGCTTCAAACGTCGGTGCTCAGCCCCGCGGTGTGCAGAAACTTGATGACATCTATGCGCTATCAACTCGAGGTGTTGGTTCGCTCGTAAGAACTGACACAAGCGGTGGTTATGCTGGTGGATCGGTTAGTACTCATGTGCAAGAAAGAGTAGCTGATCTTGGTACAAAATTATTATGCAGCACAACGCTCACAACAAAAGAGCAAGTACGCTGGTATTTCAACGACAACACATTTTTGATGATGACTGCATTACCATCGAACCAAGGCATGTCGTTTTCTTTTGGAATTGCAGAATATGTAAATAGGCCAGTAAAAAATGTATCAACTGAAATTTGGAGCGACGGTCGGGAAAGAACATTTTTTAGTTCAGATAATGGTTACATTTACGAAGCTGATGTTGGCTCAAACTTTGATGGCGACACAATTTATTCTTATCTCGAACTGCATTCTAACCATTTAAAAACACCGGGTCAGAATAAGTCTTTTAAAAAAGTATTCTTTGAAGCTGAGGGCACAAACTCAGTAACGATGAGTCTGGAATATAAATCAAATTACGGCGCTAAGGTTTTCGAGGCGCGTACTTTTCAGATCGAAGGTGGTCGTTATATTTATGACGAGGGTCTTTGGGATGAAGCTCGATTTGACCAGGCGGGTAGTGTTCGTGGGAGAGCGTCATTAAAAGGAATAGGATTCTCTATAGGTTTCACGTTAGACAATTCATCTAAGTTTGTTCTCCCATTTAAAGTTACTGGCTACACAATTGATTTTGAAATGCTCGGGCGAGCAAGGAAATAATTCATGGCAAATCTTTTTGAAATCTTAAAAACGTATCGGCCACGCCGAGTTATTCAGTCTGATGACTTTAATGACTTAAATTCGGCGATCAAGGCATCGTTTCAAAAGCTCGGTGATGAGCCAGCGACCGGCGAGAAAGGTGTATCTAGTGCGTTTACTGTTGGAACACCTACGCTAAGCAATCACGCTGTTCCGAAAAGTGTTATGGACGCCGCAGAGTCTGGCGTCTTAACCAATAAAAACGCCACAGATGCTTCCGCTGCCGCTGCTCTTGCAAGCCAAAATGCTGCGGCGTCGTCAGCGACAGCGGCGGCCTCTTCTAGCACCTCAGCAACAAGCGCGAAAACAGCTAGTGAAGCCGCTCAAAGCGCGAGTGAAACTGCGAAAACTGCTAGTGAGCTTGCGAAGACTGGAAGTGAAACTGCTCAGGCAGCCGCGCTTGTGAGTCAAAATGCTGCGGCCACCAGCGCTACGGCCAGCAGCACATCCGCTGCAGCCGCCCTTGTCTCCGAAAACGCTGCGGCGGCCAGCGAAGCCGGTGTGCAAAGCGACGCGAATGCGGCGGCGGCATCGGCTGCGGCTGCCTTATCAAGTCAAAATTCTTCGAGCACCAGCGCATCAAGTGCTTCAACCTCGGCCACTGCAAGTGAAACCTCTCGCGTAGCTTCGGTCGCAGCTCAGGCCGCCAGTGAGGCAGCTCAAAGCGCGAGTGAAACTGCGAAAACGGCGAGTGAAGCGGCTGAGACCAATGCGTCAAATTCTAGCAGCTCGGCATCGACCTCTGCGGGCACGGCGACCACAAAAGCCGGCGAAGCCAGCACAAGCGCGGCTGCTGCACTTGTCAGTCAAAACGCTGCTGCGGCTAGTCAATCGGCTGCATCCAGCAGCGAGTCAAGTGCTTCGTCCTCGGCTGCCTCAGCGGCTGCGTCGCTTGATAGTTTTACTGATCAGTATCAAGGAGCACAGGCGAGCGACCCCGCGACGGATCCAGACGGCGACGCGCAGGTTGCAGGTAATCTCGTCTATAACACAACATCAAATCAAATGAAGGTCTATACAGGATCTGTATGGGCTGCTGTGGCTCCCACGGCTACTTCGTTCACTTTAGGCCAAATAAGTGACTTAAATGCAAATTTGGATGCTTTCCTTGCTACACCATCTTCTGCCAATTTAATTACGGCAGTTACAGATGAAACAGGTACAGGTTCTTTAGTTTTTGGCACAAGTCCAGTTCTTACAACGCCGAATCTTGGAACACCAAGCGCAGGTGTACTTACAAACACAACTGGTTTGCCTTTAACAACTGGCGTTACAGGTACACTACCTGTTGCTAATGGCGGTACGGGTGCAGCTACTTTAACTGCTAACAATGTGCTATTAGGAAATGGCACGGGTGCATTACAAGCAGTCGCACCGGGAACATCAGGTAACGTTCTAAAGTCTAACGGAAGCACATGGACATCAGCAGCAGAAGCCGCAGGTTATCCAGCTCCAACCCTGGTAGCCACAAACACCACTGCAACGTCAGCCTCGTTCTTGGTTGCGACGGCAGGTTCGATAACTATTACTTTGCCTTCTAGCCCATCAGCAGGTGATTATGTAGTGGTTAAAGACGGTACAGGAGCAGCAGCGACAACTAACTTTACCGTTGCTCGTAACGGATCAAACATTGCATCTGCCGCAAGCGACCTTACTTTCGATAAGAATTTTGCCGAAATCGTAATGACTTATGTAAATGCAACGATTGGCTGGAGTGTGTAAATGTCTACTCTTTCAGAGCTTTTTCCATCTGGGGGAACCCAGAATAGTTTAGATTTTGTTGCTCAAAGCGCAATAAATAATGGGCAGACTGTCGCTTTACGCAGTGATGGAAAAGTTGAGCCAGTGGTTCAAACAACAATTGGAAGTTCTGTAAGCAGCCAAGTAAGCATAAGAAATCCAGCTAGTGGTACAGGCGGTACAATGTCTTCGGCTGTTCCTGTTTTCGATGCAGCGAACAATAGATATATTGTTTTTTGGTATGACGGTTATCGTTGCAATTTAAGAGCAGGTGCGGTGGCTGCGAATGGAGCTATAACTTGGGGTACAACTTTAGGGTTGGGTATCAGTTATAAGAGTGGGTTTGCTTGGGACAGTACACAAGGCTATGGGATGGTAGTTACCTCTGATAATTCGTATCAAGTAAGAGTAATTTCAATTGATAGTTCTAATTATATTACTTCTTCATCAAATGTATGGGGAGGAAGAGCAGGTGGAGATAGTAGTTATGGTCCTACTGTTTCTTTTGATCCTAGCAGTGGAAGGATGCTTATTTTTGAAGCAAAAGATATATGGAACTCTTACGGACCTATTTGTATACCTATTGAAATTACTGGTTCATCTTCGATAACTGTAGGAACTGCCACCTCAATATCTTCAAATCAAACTAGACTCGAATCTATGCAAGCTGCATACGATTCTGTTAATGAAATCACTGTTGTAACGCGAGATGTGTATGGTCTGGCGTATCCTGCACTTGTCCCGATAACCGATACTGGATCAGGTGGGGTTACAGTAGGAACGGCTGTTCGATTAGGAACAACAACAGAGGATGGCTCTCTTGTGGTTTCAATGAACGGTAGCGAAGGTGTAGCTGTACACGATATGTACTCAGGCTCTGGCTCAACTTATCGTGTTGTTGGTTATGCTTTTGATGTAAGTGGAACGACAATAACAGCAGGTAGCCCAACAAATTTCGGAAGCTATGCTTCGAGAACAGTTCCCTATTCGTTGGGTGTAACTTATGAAAATCGGTCTAACACTTATGTAACAACTTGGAATCAACAGTCTGGTAGCGTTGCTTATTTTGCGTTAGCAACAAAAAGTTCTTCTTCTATATCTTGGAGTAGTATCGGCACAATTAATAGCACCAATCCAGCAGCATTTGTAAATGGTAGACGTATGACTAATGCAGCAGCACCTAGCACTTCAGCAGGCTATGGATTCATATTGTTTCCTTATATTACAGATTCTTCTGGAACGCGAGATTATGTTTATAGACTTGTTACACCAAGTTATTCGCAATCGAACAGCGCAGATTTTATTGGTACAGCAAACGCAGCTATTTCTTCAGGTGCTACAGGTGGTATCACAGTATTGGGTGGTCTTGTTACTAACCAAACAGGATTGACGGCAGGTTCGGATTATTTTGTGCAAGGTAACGGAACACTAGGTACGACTTCAACTTCAGTAGCAGCAGGGAAGGCTATATCGGCACAATCAATTAGTTTAGTGGATTTATAATATGAGTAATTTAAGCGATTTAATTGGTGGCGGTGGTTCTGGTGGCGGTAAGACTGCTGACTTTGTTGCAACAGGAACAATTTCAAATGGCGTTGCAGTAGTTCTTAACTCTAACGGAACGGTTTCTCCAGTAAGTGCGGAAGGTTATCCAAGCACTGCGGGCAATGCTAGTGTCTTTATAAGTGCTGATGTTAATAGCATAAAATGTGCTTATGATCCTGTAGCAAAAAAAGTTGGTGTCATCTATCGCCAAAGTGGTACTTCGCGTTGCGTAATGGGGTCTATAGCAAATGGTGTTGCTACATTTGGAACTCCAGTTGTTTTAAGTAGCAACGGATCTTTTCAAGATTCTAACGCTATAATTTTTGATTCAACTAATACCTGTTGGATTGTTATGTACGGCGTGCAAGACGCTTACGCAACTGGTCACTTATACATTCAGGCTTCTGATCCACAAAATTATAGTGGTAATAATTTTAATTTCTACTCACCACAAAGTACAATGAATAACTCATATGCAAGTTATAGTCATGTAAACATGGTTTTTGATACTGCCATAAATCAAATTATATATACTTTCAGAAACGCTTATCCTTACAACTCTCAGTACGTCAGAAGAGCAACTTATAGCGGAAATCAAAGTTTTAGTTACAGCACTCAATACTTAATTGGTAATCAGGGTGATTATAACTTTCCGAATGCTATTGTTTACGACACTGCTTCAAATCATACCATTATCGGTTATCAACGAAGCAATTATAAATATTTTAGGGCTATACAAAATAACGCAAATGGTAATTTGACTGTAGGTTCTGAATATAACCCTAGCATCAACGATCTATATAATTTAACAATGGTATTTGATCCAGTAGCAGGGAAAACATTTTGTGCTCATTCAGATTATTATAATTCATCGTCTGGTGTTGGATCGTTTTTTCTGTTGACTTATAGTGGCAGTAGTTTTTCAAAAACAACGGCTGTTCAACATCCAAGCTATACCTCTGGTATGGATTATCTTGAATTGGCTTTTGATAGTGATACTAATCAAATTGGTATTTTCTTTAGGGAATACAATCAACCGTTAGCAGGAAAATTTGTAATAGCAAGCATAAGCGGAAGCACAATTTCTTTTGGGTCTACAGTTACCTCAATTTCTACAGGCAGTTTAGAAGCTAATGGCATTTGTTATGACTCAGATCAAAAAACTTTCTTTTTGGTTATCCGTGATTATCAAAATAATAACTATGGAACATCAAAAACAGTCACCGCTCCAAGATCAAACAATACAGAATATGTAGGAATTAGCGCAGCAGCTATTTCCAACTCTGCTACAGGAACTGTTACGTTGCGTGGAGGGGTTGCAGAAAACCTATCAAGTTTAAGCCCAAACAGTGCTTACTATGTGCAATCTTCAGGAACAATATCAACAACTGTTTCTTCACAAAGTGCAGGTAAAGCATTATCAGCCACTAAACTTTTGCTTACAGGACAAACATGAAAACTATCGTAGACAGTCTAAACAATGTTTCTAAATATTTAGTAGAGGATGATTACCCAATAAATGTTACGGCTAATTTTATTGAAATGGGTGATCCGTCAAATCTGGATTTGATAATTTCTGATTTAAATAGTGGTAACGCGACTGTTATCGAAGATGTAACAGAACCAGACGATTGGTTTGGTAATAAATACACTTGTTCTGCTGAAGGCGTGTTTGCTGAAATAGAGGGTTGGTTTGATCCTCGCGTACCGATTGAAGAAGAAGCTGAGTAGATGAATTTACGCAGTTTATAACTAGGGGCTTCTTATGAACGACGCAGAGATTGAGATATTGCTAAACAGAGCTGCTGAGAAAGGAGCCGAGAGAGCGTTAAAAAATATTGGTCTACAAGATGATATGGCTGTTCACGACATGCATGAGCTAAGAGGTTTGCTTGATGCTTGGCGCAGTGTAAAGCATGGCATTTCCAAAACTGTTGTTCAGTTTTTAACTGTTGGTACTTTGGGCGCGTTAAGTGCTGTTTGGTATTTTAAAAACTAGAGGTGAAATATGGCAATCGGTGACGTTACCGTAAAAGAAGAAGAGACAGTTGCGGGAAGGCTAAAGAAGTTTACCGACTCGAACTCGCCCAGCATGCAATATGCGTCAGCATTAGGCCGGCGAGAGGCTGGAGCCCGAGGACTCACTAATAGCTCTATTGCTGTGGGCGCAGCGGCTGAAAGTGTAATGCGAATCGGTAGTGATGTTGCAAAAGCTGATGCTAATATTTTTAGCCAATCAAACATCTCTCAAGCGCAAAACAAAACTGCGTTAGAGCAGCAAAGAATATCTGATGTTGCAGCTTTAGATCGTACTAAGCTGACGACAGATACGCAGCTTAAGATTCAGACGCAAGGTGACCAGGCAGCTAAAGAGCGATTAGCCTCTCAGATATTGAGTCAGGAAAAAATAGCTCAGCAGCAGTCGCAGACACAGAAGTCTATACAGTCTGCTGCAGATACAGCAGCGATGGCAAGACTTACTAATCAGCTCGGTAGTACTGAGGCTATGGCTGTTGCAGACCGAGCTAACAAAATGGCTATCGCTAACACTCAGGCTGCCTCAGCTTTAGCTGTAGAGACGCAGCGCGGTATCACTTCGAGAGCCCTAGAGACGCAGCGAGCTGCAAGCGCTGAAAGTCTCAATACGGCGACTTTGACAAGTAATGAGCAGGTACAGGCTGCGCGTAACGCAAGCCAAGAGAGCATCGCTAAATCAAATGCAACTGCTGCTGCGGCTGAAGGTCGGTTGGATCGTTTGAGCCGAGAGAATGTCACTAAGTGGAATAATGAGAGCGCTATAAAACTGCAGCAAATGAAAGAGAACTTTGGTGTTACAAGTGAATACCGGTCAGATGCTACTAATGCATTTAACTCTTTCAGTAACGGCGTAGCTAATATTGATATTACTTCTTCCCCGGAATCTCAGGTCGAGCAATTTAATCGAGTTAACGATTCTTACAATGAGCGAATGAATTTTTTAAATACGAGCCGTATATCAGACCTTGCAGCTAAAGGACTCGATGCGACTGATACTGAGGCCATGGAAGCCTACAATAAAGCAATACAAGTAGGCATGACGGCTACTGAGTTAGATCAGTTAGGCGGTGTCCCAGCAGGTACTGCTGAGGCTTGGGTGCAAAGCAAGGGGCTCCAACCTTTACGAACTCCGAAATAGGTAATCTATGACATATGAAATCTGCACTGCTCACACTAAGGAAGCAATTGCGATTTCAAAACTACTCTACGAATCTTTACAAAACGGTATCGATTCAAATTTTAAAATTGATAAAAAGCAGCTCGTCGATCATGTTGCGATTACTATATTGCAGCATGACGGCTTTGCTCTCGTGCTCAAACACGACGGCGACATTGTAGGTTGCTTTATGGCCGAGCTGACTCGGCATCGGTATGCTCAAGGCTACATTGCCACAGAGCTTGGTGTATACATCCATCCAGACCATCGCGGTCACAATCATTTCCAAGAAATGCTCGATCAGTTTATCTCATGGTCTTCCAAAAAGCCTGACGTACTGATGACCACTTTTTCTATAGGTCAGCTAAATGCTACGACTCCATGGGTCAGAGCACAGCTCAAAAAAAGAAACTTCATAAAAGGTGATGAAAGCTATTATTTATTGAGGGACACAAATGTCTAAATTGATTAAGTCTATTGGGCGCGGCATAAAGAAAGTCTTTAAGGCAGTTAAGAAAGTCGTCAAGAAAGTAGTTAAGAGTAAAATATTTAAAGCTATAGTTGTTGCAGCGGCTATTTATTTTACGGCGGGGGCCGTAGCCGGGAGCCTCGGGGCAGGGGCTGGGGCAGGGGCATCAGCCACGGCAGCATCAACCGGAGCTGCAGCAACCTCAGCTGCTGCCGCCAGCAGTCAAGCTGCCATGCTGGGTAGTATGGTAGGCATGCCGTCAGCCACTTGGGGAGCTACCGCAGCCGCAACTGGAGGCGCTGCCGCTGCTGGAACTAGCGCACTGGCTGCTTCAGGCAATGCTATCTCATCGCTGCTAAGTGCTGGTGCATCTAAAGCAGCCGGCCTCGCGAAATGGTCGGTCGCTACTCCCGGCAATGCAATGATTGCATCGACTGGTTTGAACATTGCTGGACAGGTGATCGGTGCTAAGTCTGCAGCAGATGCTGAGATGGATAGATACAACGCCGAGAAAAAAGAGTTCGATACTAATACAGCCTTCCGACTCAACATTGCTGACCGATTAAAAGGCGGCACTGATGGTGGCGGTGTTGGTCCGCAATTGGCTTACACACCGACGACTACACAAGGTCAGACCGGAGGCCAAGCTGCAATGCAAAAGCCTTCATCGAATACTGGTTACTACGACCCTACTACTGATTCTTATAGGAATGTCTAATGAGTATTGTGCAACGTATACAGGAACGTCAGGGCTCATCTGTTGGTGAAGCTGTCAATAACATGGATCAGGCGCAAGCTGAGCAAGCAAGACCGGATGCTGTGCAGCAAGCTAAGAACGGAAGAGAGGCACATAGTAAAGCTATACGCCAAGCTGGTGACGTCGAAATGACTGAGCAGCCAGAGGCTGGTCCTGAAGAACAAGCGATGCACGAACAAGCTGAGCAGCAGCTAATTCAGATGATTCACGGTAAAGGGCAAAGCTCAGCGTTACTTAAAGCTGTGTTTGCTCATGATGATCCGGTGCTCGGTGTAGGCAACATAGCTAGTGACGTCGTTCTGCAAATCCAAGATAAGAACCCAATGATGACGGAAGATGTCCTTGGGTCGATTGGGGAGAGAGCTGTCGAGGAAATTGTGGAAATTGTTGAAACGGCAAATCCTCGTATCGACATCACTGAGGATGAGATGAGTGAGGCATACAGTATCGGGCTGCAGAACTATATGCAGACTCAGGGTGACAAAGTTGACGAGGGTGAGCTACAGGAGTTTTTAGCTAATGTTTAAGAATCGACCTGAACGGCCAGTTGCATTTAATGTTGGTATGGGTATTGGTAAGGCGCTTGAAGTCGGCGGTCAGTACTACAACGATGTTGCGGTAGAGTTGCGTAATCAAGAAGCGCTTGAGGAAGCTCGGCAGTATCAGACTTCGGAGCGAGTAGCAGGTCAGAAGTTTCAAGAAGGACTGGAAGATAAGCGTAATGAATTTACACTTGGAAGAGATAAGACAACAAGGGAACAGCAGCTTGAAGATTTAGATCGATCAGAAACAAGAGAAGATGAGCGTAATATTGAATTAAGAAATCAAGAATTGGAAGATCAAGCAACAACGATGGAGTTTGAAGCAGCACAAAGCCAAATCGAAAGTGAGCAGGTAGATAGAATTGAATCTATACCATTTGCAGACTTAACGTTGGCTGAGCAAACCGCTTATATAACTAGTAATAACCTAAGCCAAAAGCAATTTGATGAGTTAAAAGATTCGCAGCGTCCGTATCAACTAACTATGGATGCTAATGGGAATAAAGTTGTTCTAGGTGCTGACCCCGAGTACAACCAAATGGCTGACGGCAATTGGACTAAGAGGTCTGCGGTGAGTGATCAAGATTCGTTAAAAGAATCTGAAGGTTCAGCGCGGATAAGGCTTACTGCGTTAGATTCTGCCATGCTGGAGCTAGTTGCCACTATGGATGAGGGCTTTGATACGCGAGGTGGTGAAGAAACTTGGAATCGCTTAAGTAGAAACCTTCCTATGTCAAATTATCTTACAACTGGAAAAGGTCAGAGATTCACAACAGCGAGAAACATGGCTGGAGAAGCAATCTTTAAAGCATTCTCAGGAGCAGCTGGATCAGACTCTGAGGCTGAAAGATATTACAACATGCTTCCGACAGAGGGAGACATGCCAGAGACAGTGCAAATGAAATTGAGAATGCTTTCAAAAGTTAGTGATGCAATTGAGAATGTTTCACGAATGCCAAGTGATGCAAGGAGTGAGAATGGTGATTGGAGGTTCTATCAAGTTCTTAATGTAGCTCGACAGGCTGCTGCTGATTCAAATTTTGACATAGATACTGGTGAGTTTATAAACCCGGATACCGGACAGCCTGATGCTCTTCTTTCCCCAGGAGCCTTAGAATTTATTGATACTGGTGGCGACGGCTCACCTCCGTTAAGCACGGCACAGCTAATAAACCAACGGAACATTGGAAGATAAGGATAGACTAAATGGCTACATATTCTTATGAGCAGTTAAAAAAAGCACAGGAAGCAGCAGAGAGAGCTGGCAATCAGGAAGCCGCTGCAGAG